GCATCGATGCAGCGCACAAGCTAAATTCGGTCGGCGGTGCCGGTGCCCTTACCGAGATGCTCGGCAACTCCGCGGGCGGCCCCGCCGCAGTGGAGTACCACGCTCAAACATTGCGCGACCTCCACGCCCGCCGCCGGATCATTGACTCCGCAGTCGCCATGCAGGCCGCCGCTCAAGACATGGCAACCGACGCCGACAGCGTCCTCCAACAATCCGGCGAAGCGGTCTTGAGCCTTTCGCTGACCACCGCCACCGACAGCATGCGCGCTCCAAGCGCCATCGTGCCGGGCCTCCTCGACGAGCTGGAGGCACTGATGTCCGGCAACCGCAAGCTCGGCCTGCAGACCGGCATCAAGGACTTTGACCAAGTCACCGGCGGTCTCCGCGGCGGCCAGCTCACCATCGTTGCCGGGCGTCCCGCCATGGGTAAGAGCGCACTGATGCTGAACATGGCCGACAACATGGCCCGCCGCGGCGTGCCGGTCGTTTATTTCTCCCTTGAAATGCCCGCCAACGAACTGGCCGCCCGCGTTGTCCTTTCGCGCGCTGAGACCAATACCGAGATCATCCGCAACGGCTTCCTCACCGCATCCATCAAGCACAGGATTATGGACGCCGCCACGCAGTTCGCCAGCGAGCCGCTCTACGTTGACGACCGCGGCGGCCTTACGCTGCTCGACATCCGCGGCCGCGCGCGCTTGGCCGTCCGGCGCTGGGGCGTGAAGTGCATCTTCGTTGACTACCTGCAGCTCGTCTCGCACAGCGGCGCCCAGTCCCGCGAAAACGAAGTCGGCTTCGTCTCCCGCGGACTCAAAGCCATGAGCATGGAGCTGGGCGTGCCGGTGGTCGCCGCCGCCCAGGTCAACCGCCAAGCGGAAAACCGCAGCGACAACCGCCCCAAACTTAGCGACCTCCGCGAGTCCGGCAGCATTGAGCAGGACGCCGACATCGTGTGCTTGGTCCATCGCCCCTGCTACTACGCCGTGCAGGACCAAGAACCCGACCCGCAGGACGCCGAGCTGATCGTTGCCAAGCACCGCGCCGGCCGCACCGGGACACTCAACCTTACTTGGCGCCCAAGCCTCACCCGCTTTGAGGGCACCGCGCCGGTTGGCCGCACCAGCGACAGCGATGGCTCCGTCTACGCGCCGGACAAACAGCTCTGGGAGGCGCTCAATGAATAGCGCGATTGCCGTATGCGGCAGCGATAAGCGCAACGCCGACTACTGGCGCTCTCGCGTTAGCAAGCGCCGCTGGATCAAGGACAACAAAGAGGTTGAGTCCACAAATTACTATGTGCGCATTCAAAGAAACGGCGAAAGACGTGAATACCACCTAAAAACGCAAAACATTGATGAGGCCGCCGAGCGCGCAGCAAATTTATGGCAGGAACTGCTCGCGTCCGTTCCAAAGTGGAAAAACAACGAAACCAAGCCGCTTTGGTTTGTAGATCCCTCGCACACTAATGTGCTGCGTCTTGCCGACTTTTCTGCCCAGTGCGCAGGCGTATATTTTTTAATGTTTCAGAGTCGTGTCGTTTATGTCGGCGCGACTCATTGTGTAGCCAAGCGCATTGGCGATCATTGCCGAAACAAGCGATTTGACCGCGCTTACTTTATTCCGGCCGAGTTGCAGCACGCATTCGCTATTGAGCGAACATATATTCACAAGCTGCAGCCCGTTTACAATCGCGCAGGAACATCACGCCGAGCTACGGATCGACGCAACGGCCTAAAGGAGGCCGCATGATTAACTCCCGCCAGAAAGGCGCATGCTTTGAACGCGAAGTCGCCAAGGCGTTGACCGCCGAAGGATTTCCGGCAAAGCGGGGTGCGCAAGTGAGCCAAGGATCGTGGGGAATCTCGGCTCCCGATGTTGTCGTGCCCTGCTTGCCGGATTGGCACTTTGAGTGCAAGCGCCACGGCCGCGCCCGCTTTGATCTTGATGCGGCCATGGCTCAAGCGCAGCGCGACAAACTCCCGGAGCAACGCGCCGTAGTTGTCCACCGCAAAGACGACTGCCGCCGCCTTTATACGCTCAACGAAGAGGACTTCTGCGCCCTGATGCGTCACTCCGACTTTCCTATCCAACCAAAAACCCAACCAAACACATAACCATGCCATCCAAAACCATAACCACGCCCGTGGGCATCGCCCGCTACGCCAGCCTCAATAAACCCGACACGAAGTTCGATGAAGTCGGCGTTTACAAAGTCAACCTCGAGATGTCTGCCGAGGAAGCCGAACCGTTCCTCAGCCAAGTCGAGTCCCTGCTCGCCGAGTTCGTTGCGCAGAAAAAGGCCGAGCTGAAGAAGGACAAATTGAAAATGCACGCCGCGCCGTGGGAAGACAACGACGGCCTCGTCCAACTCAAGCTCAAGGTGAAGGCCATGGGCAAGGGCAAGGACGGCGAGATGTACAGCCGCGCACCCAAGCTCTTCAACGCCGCGGGCGAACCCATCACCGACAACATCGGCGGCGGCTCCAAGATCAAAGTCGCGGTAGTTCCCTACTGCTGGTACACGGCGTCCCTCGGCGCCGGCGTCACGCTCCAGCCCAAAGCGGTGCAAGTCCTTGAGCTGGTCACTTGGGGCGACGGTGGCAGCGCCGTGTCCTACGGCTTCGACGTGTCCGAAGCCAAGCCTGCCGCACGCAAGACCGGCACTGACGACGAGGAGATCAGCTGGTAATCGCCATGCCCAAGAAAAACACCACACGCAAACCGGCTAAGGCCGCACCCGCACCTGAGCCGGACCGCTATAACGCGGCCGGCCAGAAAATCGTCAAGCTCCAGAAGCTGCGCAGCCATCAAAAGTATCTGCTTAAAGATGGCTCGCAGGTTCCCGGCGCCTCGACCATCGCCAAGATCGGCGACGACCAGAGCAACCTCATCACATGGGCGTGGAACCTAGGCAATGCCGGACAAGACTTCCGCAAGGTTAGGGATAAGGCTGCGGATATCGGCACGATCTGCCATTTTTTGATCGAATGCCACTTCCATGGCTGGGAGCCGGACTTGAGCGAATATGCGCCCGCCGACATTGAGCGCGCCAACATCGCCTTCGCCAACTTCCTGCAGTTTTGGAACGAGCAAGAGCTGACCGTGCTGGAGCCGGAGGTGCAACTCGTCAGCGAGGCTCACTTGTTTGGCGGCACCATCGACGCTCCGAGCGTAGACAGCAAGGGCCGCGTTGTCCTCCTTGACTGGAAGACCAGCGCCGGCATCTACACCTCGCAAAAGTTGCAGCTCGCAGCCTACGAGCGACTGTGGAATGAGAACCGAAAGGACCAAGTCGTGCAACGCCGCGCCGTTGTCCGTATCGGCAAGGACCGCGCCGACGACCACAGCATCGAGTGGATGTTCAGCAGCGACAACGAGTGGGAATACTTTAAGGCCCGCCTTGATCTCTACTACGCCGGGTTGCGTTACAAGAAAGCTGCCTAAGATGAACCTGCAATCAACTTACACAATCCAAGAAAGGGTGACAAGGGCTGGGCGCATTGTTCCAGCAATAGTTATCGATGCGGACATTAAAGATGATGTGCTAAATTACACTTGGCATATGGCCGGCGGAAAGGGTGTCGGCAAATATCCAACGGCACTAATTAACGGAAAGCCAATGATGCTGCACCGGTTTGTTTGGTCGCTGAAGCGCGGCGCGCCTCCAAAGATGATTGATCACATTGATCGCAATCCGCTCAACGCAACCATCGACAATCTTCGCCAAGCAACATGGGAGATTAACAACATGAACCGAGTTTTCCGTTGCGGCAAATCGATGCCAGGCACCCGCAAAAGCTACAACAAATGGCAGTCTCGTCTCATTGTGGGCGGAAAACGAGTTCATCTGGGCATGTTCTCCACCGAGGCCGAAGCGCACGAATGCTACATGGCTGAAAAAGCAAAACTCCTAGCCGCCTAATGAAACGCACCCGCCGGTTCGTCGTCCGAGAACAGACCTTTGGTCTGGTCGTGGAGTTCTATTGTGGAACGCCACAGGCATCGGCGATCCGGCGGTGTGCGAACATTCTCAATCTCGACCCCAAAGACCCGGACAACCAGCCCGACGACTCAGACGCCGCTTGGGCCATGTGCCTCGGCAGCCAAGCGGTCGTCTGGATTGAAGACGCCGCCGACACCGGCTCGCTCGTCCATGAGCTGTATCACGTTGTGCAGGATTTCTTGAAGCACATCACCTCAAGCGACGAAGAAACCGGCGCCTACTTGATCCAATACCTTTTCCGAGAAGCCATCAAAAAGAACAAACCATGAAAAAACCCGCAGGACTCTACGCAAACATCCACGCCAAAAAGGCCCGCATCGCCGCCGGAAGCGGTGAACGCATGCGCAAGCCCGGGTCTGCCGGCGCGCCGACCGCCAAAGCCTTCCGCGCATCCGCCAAAACCGCCAAAGCGCGCCGATGAGCGACCCAACCGTCACCTTTCTGCGCAACTTTAATCGCTGGCGCCGCGGTGAAGATGACCGACAGCCGCCTAGCGGTCTAAGGGTCGGCAAGGCGATTGATGACGC